GTGATTGGTAAGGCTCCAAATTTGATGATATCCGGATGTAAGGATACCGCTCGAACCAACGGAATGCAAACTTCGATAAGGATCCGTGCTTGGGTTTCTTGGATGGTGAAGCAGGGTAAACCTAGCTTCTTCTTCGAGAAGTTTGACGATCATTTCCTATTATGGACTCTGGGCGACGATTTCTTCATGTCAGTATCCAATGAGGCTCGAAAAATGGGCTTTCACCCCAAGAAATTGGTGGAATACCTCGACATGTGGGGGGAAACATTAACCTCTGCCAACAAAGAAGAAGAAATCGGTTTCAAGCCTTTGAAGGACATTGATTTTCTTCAAAGCCGCATCTACTATAATCCAGAGTTAAGGGCGAATGTTGGCGTTGTCTCGCCTAAATCGTACCTGAAGCCATTTTACAGCCACGAACCCCAGGAAGATGAAGGGGCCTACATGACCGATGTCATGCATTTGGTAACTTTGGAAGCCGCGTTGGGCGGTAGAAAGGCTTTTGAGCATTGGGTTCCCAGGCTTAAAACATTTGCAGAGAAGGCGAATGAGCAGCCCCCTGAGACCGTCTACATGGCATACGAGGACGTCGTCGCTAAATATTTTGAAAAATGCGATCAAGAACCTCTGTCTGACGTGGAGGATATGGGCATGAAACTCATCGAAGAATATTACAAGTTGCCACAACTGTCAGAAGATGACCTGAAAATGGGCAGCGAAGCTGAACCATTGGTTGACTTTAAAGAACCCGAAGTCGCGGAACAGGTGGCCGGAGAAACGGTTGCGCCTGAGACAGTGGATGTCGAGTACGCTACTACTCAGACAAAGTTTTTAGAGAGGCGTGTCCCGGTCGGCACTATAATATGGAGAACTACCGGCGGAAACAATCAGATGTTTAGCCCTTGGGAAGCATATTTGGCTTCACCAATGGTCGCAGAAAAGATTTCGCACGTAGCTGCTTTCAGGGCCGATCATCTTCGCTTGTGGATAGAGGTAGTTTCTCATGCTGGCCAAACTGGGACGATGTTGGCGAGTGTTGTGCATCACCCTGACACCGATATGTCGCTGCCCACCGGAATGGCTGGAATGTGTTTAGCCAGTCAACGAGACAACATTGAGATTCGCCCGGACGTCGACGAAACGTTGTTTACTATCGACGTACCATTCCAAAGTCCTTTCACGATGATCCACACGAGTGCGGATGCAGCGTGGAATTTGCCTCGGGTCCACTTCATGGAGATTTCTCCATTGATTAGTTCGACGCGAGAGCCAATCAACCTATACATGAAACTATATGTGGAGGTTATTGGTCTGGAGACGTCCGGTGCGACTTCTAAGTCGAGGCCTGGAAGGCAGGTCATAGAAAGCGC